TAATCAGGGTGATTTATTTATTCAGAGTGATACAATTATTCGTATTACAAACTCAGCGGCTTCGGAAACGGCGGCAAAGTTTTTTGTTGATGGTGCGGTAGAACTTTACCATGACAACAGTAAGAAAATAGCCACAACAGCCACAGGCGTATCAGTAACAGGTTCCATAACGTGCAATAATAATATAAATATAGAAGCATCTAGTGGTTATGCGTTTATGGAAATGGGTGGGCCAGATGGCGCATTTATAGATTTTAAGGCTCCATTTAGCGACGATTATGACGGAAGAGTGCAATGGCATAATGGCGATGGTCTGTTAAAAATTGCTACTAATTCAGACAATGCTATTGTTTTGCAACACAACAATTCAACCAAATTAGCCACAACATCCACAGGCGTAGCAATATCAGGCGTAGTAAAGCCTACCACGTACCAAGAGACATATGTATCAAAGAGTGCAGCAGCTACAGTAACCTGTGACCTAGCTACGGGGACTTCTTTTAGTGTGACGTTGGATCAAAACACCACGTTTGCTTTCACCAATCCCCCTAGTTCTGGCACAGCGTTTAGCTTTACGTTGTTTATAACTCAGCACAGTACCGCTGTTACTTTAACATGGCCTAACACGGTTGATTGGGCTGGCGGCTCTGCCCCTGATGCTGCGGGTGCTAATGAGCTACAGGCATACGCCTTTTTCACCAGAGATGGCGGCACAACATACTATGGCTTCTTGGGAGGAACCGCCATTGCCTAGATCATTTGATAGTGTTTTTTACGGCGCGGCTGGTGGCGGAGAAGACCTACCATCAGATGACCAGTTCAACCGTGTTAGTTTTCTCAGTCATTTTGACGGTGCTAACAACGGCGTGAACAATGCGTTTGATGATGGCTCTGCATCTAACCACACAGTCACTGCCAACGGCAATGTAACTCAAGGTAGCTTTGGGCCATTTGCTAGACCAGATGGTGAGTGGGGTGTGGATTTTGAAGATGGTGATTCTTTAGCTGTCGCATCATCTTCTGACTTTGATTTTGGGACCAGCAATTTTACATGGGAGTGTTTTGTTTTTCAAAAAAGCAGGTCAGCATTTCAGTTGATTATGGCTCAAGATGACTATTCGTCGGGAAATAGTATCAGTTGTTGGCTTACAGATACTGGTCAGGCGTCTATTTATTATGAAGGTGGCGGTACACACTTTACAACGACTGCTACTGTCCCATTGAATACTTGGACGCACTTAGCATGGGTACGTAAAGGCACTGGAACAAACGAGTTTTCTATTTATATCAATGGCACGGCAGAAGTGTCTGGTACGATGACAACAAGTTTTGACCAAGACGGAATTATTATTGGTCAACAAGCAAATGGTAATTACGATTTTATAGGAAACATATCTAACATACGAATAGTAAATGGATCGGCTGTCTATACAGGTAACTTTACTACACCAACAGGCAAGTTGACTGCTGTAACAAACACTAAACTTTTAACTTGTCAAAGCAATAGGTTCGTTGATAACTCTGCTTCTGTTCACACAGTTACACCAACAGGCACACCAGCAGTCTCAGCATTTGGCCCATTCCTGACCAGCGCAGTGTATGACGCAGCGGTAAACGGGGCGAGTGCATACTTTGATGGTACTGACGATTTAACTATACCTACTAGCTCAGATTTTAACCTTAGTAATAATCCGTTTACGTTTAGTTTTTGGGCAAATTTTTCTAGTGGCGGAACGGTATATGGACGGTATAATTACCCTTCTTCTCAGAGAGAGACATTTATAAGTTGTTATGATACTGGAGTAATTACTGTCCGAGTTTCCCCTAATGGTACTGGTTATTATACTCACTCTACAGCTTCGGGTGTTTTTGGTTTTAATCAGTGGAATTACATAGTAATAACACGAACGATAGATGGCAGTGACTCTATATTTAAAACATATGTAAATGGCACATTGTCTGCAACTTCTACATTTGCGATGACAACAATTTATTATGCCAGCCAAACAACTTACATTATGAATTATGGGGCTGTTGCTGAGAGACCAACGGGTTACTTGTGTGATTTTAAATTAGTTAATGGTACTGCAACAGCTGCTGACAGTTCAAACCCGACAGCCCCTGCAACAAATACAACCAACACCAAGCTGCTCTTAAACATGGCCGATGGACAGGTGTTTGATAGTGCTGCTCAAGCGGAATGGACAGGCACAACGGTAGCAAATGGTACGCCTAAACTGCAAACAGGCCAAAAGAAAATTGGCACATCGTCTTTATACTTTGATGGCAGTTCAAATTATTATTTTCCAAATGGATTTTTACCCGGTGGTACGGGAGATTTTACAATAGAGTTTTGGCTTCGTGCGTCAAATACAAATGATAACGCAACAATTCTTACCGCTGGCGGTATTTATTTTCAATTCTATCAGAATAAACTCCGTTATTTTCCGTACAACGGCGGTGCATATATAGACAGCAGTACAATTTCAACCAACACTTGGTATCATGTTGCAGGAGTTCGTTCAGGCACCACTTTTTATTATTTCTTAGATGGAACGTCACAAGGAACATTAACATCTGTTACAGCTGCGGTTTCTAACGGGGCGGGTTACTTTGGAATGAACGGTAGTTATCCATACACAGGCTATATTGATGAAATGAGGATTAGCAGAATGGCTCGTTACACCAGCAATTTTACCCCTGACACAGAACCATTTGCAGACAAAGGAAAATAGATATGAAGATAGCAAGATTAGATGGCAGCACCATAGCTGAGATAGCAGACCACAAGTCTTTGTTTCCCAACACTTCATTCCCTAAAGCTGGTCCTGATGCTGATTGGTTGGCGGCTAACTCATGTGCGGAAGTAGTAGTATTTCTAGCTTATGACTCAGCCACACAGAAAAACGAAGCAGTTACGCCTTATCTGTCAGACGGCAAAGTCTACACGCGCCGTGTAACTGACATGACCAGCGAGGAACAGGCGGCGGTAGTAACAGCGGCTAACGCAGCAACAGCAACACGCAACAGGGCAGAGCGTGACAAGCGGCTGGCAAGTTGTGATTGGGTTGTGACCAAGGCGCTTGAAAGCGGTGGGGCTGTGCCTAGTGATTGGGTAACTTACCGCACAGCATTACGTGATATTACTACTCACTCTAACTGGCCCAACCTAAACTATCCTAACATAGACGGTAGCGGGGGCGATTGGCCCACTGAGCCTAGCTGATGCTTGGTTTTTCCCCACTAGCTGACAACTCCATTGCTGGTTTCGGCAATATCCCCGCTGACGTTGCGGTTACAGGGGTTGCTGGCACGGGGGCTGTTGGAGCTGTTGCAGTTTCTACTGATTCAGAATTAGGCGTAACAGGTATTGCGGCGGCAGGATTAGTAGGCTCTTCTTCGGTTGCAAGTAATTCTAGTCTTTCTGTTACAGGCGTTGCAGGAACTGGATCAGTTGGTTCAGTGTCTACAGGTGTTAGCCAAACAATTTCTGTCACAGGTGTTGCTGCCACAGGCTCTGTGGGAAGTGTTTCCACTACAAGTAGTTCTAGTTTTTCTGTTACAGGCGTTGCAGGAACTGGGTTAGTTGGTTCTATAACTTCTAAGGTTAATAATTCCGTATCTGTCACAGGTGTATCTGGCACGGCGGGAGTAGGAAATGCTTTTGTTTGGTCAAGAATACAACCCAATCAAACTTCTAACTTCTCAAACATAAACCCATCACAAACCCCGTCTTGGACGAATATCGCTGCTTAGGTTCAATTGAACCAAACCGTATAGTTGATTAAATGACTTAGCATGGGTATAGTTCAAACATATTTATAGTTGAGGTCACGGCATGGCTACATATACCGCATCTAACGCGATTAAAAAAATAACTACGGGGGATGAATCGGGTTCGTGGGGCAGCAGCACCAACAACAACTTTGATATCATAGACCGTGCCGCAAACGGTTTTGTTTCTATTGCTTTGTCTAGTACTTCGTACACTTTGGCGTTATCAACTACGGCTGTTTTATCCAACGGACATTACAAGGCGATAAAGTTTACTGGAACTCCGAGTGGGACTTGCACGGTTACATTAGAGCAAAATGACAAAGCTAGAATGTATATGATCCTTAACAGCACAAATCAAACCCTGTCCATTACGCAAGGGTCAGGGGCCAACGTCACTATTCTTGCGAATAAGTCTGCAATTATTTTAGCTGACGGTGCGGGATCAGGTGCGGCGGTTACAGACTTTACTGCGCTTGTTAGTATTTCAGAATTGGACGGGCTTACTGCGGGGACGGTAACCGCTAGTAAAGCGGTTGTCGTTGATGCCAACAAAGACATTACGGGCTTTAGAAATATTACAGCTACGGGCGATGTTGATATTGATGGCACCACTAATTTAGATATCGTAGATATTGATGGGGCGGTAAATATTGCTGCAGCTACAACTATAGCAACGGATAATAAAATACAGTTTAGAGATACGGGCCTGTACATTAATTCCAGTGTGGATGGTCAGCTTGATATCGTTGCAGACACTGAAATTCAAATTGCAGCAACAACGATAGACATTGATGGTGCAGTGGTTTTAAATGGCGCAATTACAGGGGCCACTGACATTACCTTGTCAGGTGAGCTAGATGCCGCAACATTAGATAT